GGATTTGGCCTGCTGAGGAGGCGCGGTACGACAACTTGTTGCGCTCGTTCGAGCGTGACACTCGCAGCTACTTCTTGCCTGGGTTTAAAGGCAACAAATGCATTAGCGCAGGGATTGCCTCTGCGCTATGGCACATTGTCAGACCCAACATGAACGTGGTTGCTGGTCAGCAGGCCTGTGCTAACGCCTACTCCACCCATCCTCAGTTTGCTGAGCGCATAAGTGTGTATCTGATGGGTCCTAAGGGTGCGCGCACTGTGATCGGCTGGGGTGCCAGAGCTCAGGCTGTGCCTGCTGTCACTGTTCGTGCTTGCTTTGAGGCCATTGACTATGTTGCCGCAATGACTGGTGACTCTGATGGCCTCGAGTCTGCTTTGCGCTTGTTTTGCGACAGGCTGCCTTTCCCTTCCCTGTGGGCTAATGTCACCCACTCGCTCGTGGGTGATCGGTGCGCTGGTGGGTTTGGTAATGCCTGCATTGACAGGTTGAACTTGACTGTCCTGATGCACCGCTCATTTGCTGCAGGGGCCGAGGAGGCGGGGTTGCCTGCTGCTTACAACCTTGTGTTTGGTGTTAATGCGTTCCAGGCACTCGCTGTGGGCTGGGGTGCTGCGCGGCCTAACTTTGGACGCGACATCGCACATTACAACCCTGACTTTATAGGCAGGGATTGTGCTGTGCATGCCTGTGGCCTGATCAATGGCCTTGCTGCCTCCGGAGAGGTGGTTGATGCCAACACGCTCAGCCGGTTCAACCGGTTGGAGCTTGTCACACTCAAAACCGTTATGGAGGATGCGTGCGCTTGCCCGCTTAGGGTCATGGACGCGTTGGGCGTGGCTATTGGAGCGGCACTCTTCCCGGATTTCTTCCCGGCAGCTGGGCCGACTAAGAGTGAGCGCATCACGAAGGTGGGGTCGTGTGGGGCGATAGCACTTCCAGCACAGAATCTCGTTTGTTCTGCTTTCATAAGCGCTTCAAACGGGCTGGAAAGTTGGGTGTCCGCCATTCTCGATCCATCTGTATTGAGCACTGCTCACACCACTTACAAACCATTTCCTTATGCGCAACCGGATGAGGTTATGTGTAGTGTGGTCATTGTGAGTGCCTACATCCGCTGCTTGGCTGATGAGTCAGCTCGAGCTGCGGGTAGGTGCAATAATGTAGACACATTGCTGTCAGGCCAGGAGGTTATCCGGCCTGGCGGTGCGAGTGTATGGTCTGATGAGGCTGTGTACCATAGTGCCGATCGCTACATGGGCAAGCTTCAGGCTAGTTTCAGGAGTGAGCTTGATGCCACGCGGGGGTGTCTGGTTAGGCTCTGGCCTGTTCTGACGGTTCCAGATTACAGCCGTGAAGTGGTGTCCGCTCCGCATTATGGCCATGGTGGCTGGGACCTGTCCGTGTGTTTTACACCTCTGCAGGTATCCACCATGTGCGGTCTTGAGAGTGCGGTGGGCGGTCTAATCGCTTCACCCGCCATCTTGACTCACATGGGCAAGACTGCGCGATCGTTTCTGAACCGCTCTATGGCTGATAGCGACATGTCGCGTGCGAATCGCATGCACATGGCCGTGTTGGCTGCCGGCGTCAATGGTCATTCGATAACTTTTGATTATGCTGTGACCTACACGTCAGAAGAATACTGCATGGATGATGTATACGTCATACCAGGTGATACTGAATGTGTTGTGCGGTCTGAGGGCACTATGCTATCTGAGGAGATACTCACCAGTTGCCTTTGGAAGCAGTACTTGGTTGAGGAGACCATAATGATCACTGCCGCCCCACTGGACACGTTTCACACCCTGACTTGGGCGCTATCAGGCACCCGAGACACTATAGGGGCTACATGGACGATGGGCCGCGCACGGGGCTTGGCTCATTTCGATCCTGCAGCTTGCTCACCTGGGCTGACAGTTGGGTTGACGCCACAGTTCACCCATGAGTGGCGCTCGAAAGTGATGTTGCCCGCTCAGGCGGCTGTTGCTGATGCAGACGCACTAACTTGGCTTGTCGGCATATGCTCACGGGCTGCTGGGTACGGCAGGCGATTTGTATCGCCTGGCTCGCCTACAGTCATAGCCCCTTGGTGCCTCAGCGGCGGTAGCAAGGCACCGGAGGTTGGTGGGACCAAGCTGTCACTCATTGATGGTGAAAGTCGGTTCGCAACCTCTTTGCGCGCGAAGTTGGGCTTGCCAGCTTACAACGTCTCACCTGTCACTAAGGCATCGCACGACGCCATTAAAGAGCTTGTTAAGGAGTGTGGCACAAGCCCAGCCGTCTTGAGCTCGACTGTTAGTGCTCTGCAAGCTGCTATGGATAAGCT